GATCTACAAAAGGGGCGGTTTTTAATGGTCGTTCTTCTAGAATATTTCAACATGAAATGGAACATGTGAGGGGTAGAGAATATTTTTGGGAAGTTTCTAATTTTATTTTAAAACAAGCAATGAAAAAGCGTAAACATAATTTAAAAAAAATGAGGAGAGATGTCTAAATCAAAAATTGACAAAAGGCAATTTCACAAAAAACAAAGAATGAATAATGTATTGCGTCACTTACCTTTTTTTAACAGAGAAGAAGATGAGGATTGGGAAGACGCAATATCAGATATATATGAAGAAAACTCAAACAATTACACAACAATGAGGTCAAATGGAGAAGACATCAGAAGAGAACAAGATTATTGAATTAAAATTCTCTTTAGAAAATAACTGGAAATGGATGGCTAAAGATGAAGACGGGTCTGTTACAGTTTTTAATAAAAAACCAAATTTAATAGATGGGGTTTGGGATAGTCCAGGAGAGTTTAAAGTTCTTACTCATCCCAATTCAGGATCGCTATTAGCAAATTACGAAGATTCACTCATACCAATTTAGGGGCTGTAGCTCAACTGGGAGAGCGCTTCCCTTGCACGGAAGAGGTAGCAAGTTCGATCCTTGTCAGCTCCACCATATATTATGCTATTAAAACGATTACATAAAATAACTGCATCTGAATTTGTCGCAGATAGACATTATTCCGCAGTAATGCCAAGACTTACAAAACATTTTCTTGGTTGTTTTGAAAATGATGAGCTAGTTGGTGTGATTACATTTGGTTGGGGTACAAGACCAAAACATACAATCCAAGCACTATTTCCAGAATTAGACACTAAAGATTATTATGAAATTGGTAAAATGTGTATGGACGATTCGATGCCCAAAAATAGTGAATCTCAATTATTGTCATTATCAGTCAAGTGGTTAAAAGAAAATACAAACATCAAGTATCTCTTTACGTGGGCAGATGGTATCGTGGGTAAGCCTGGCTATGTGTATCAGGCTGCAAACTTTTTGTATGGTGGACATTCAATTACTGATACCTATGTTACAGAGGCGGGTGAGAAAGTTCATCCAAGAACTATACAGGGAATACTACCGAATGAAGAAGGATTGAAGTATGGACATAGACCAAACTTTGAGCAATTGAAAGAATTGAAATTAAGTAGAGTAAAAGGAAAGCAATTCAGATACATTTATCCTATGTCAAAAAAGTATAGAAAATATCTGAAAAATTCAACAGTTGAATGGAACTTGAATTATCCTAAACATTCAGATTTGGAATGGACAGTAAAACTTCCTGGTGAAACAAAATATTTAAAGACTCAAACAATGCCTTTTGATTTGACAAAAGAATTAGAATATAATAAGAAAAATATTGCTAAATACAGAAGCGAATCTAATTTAAATAAATTTTTTAAATAATATGAGCAAAAAACTTGACATTGTGCCTGAAACCTGGTATAATATAACTAGATAATGAGAAATGAGAGATAACCCCCATAGGAAATTATGTCAGATTTAAGAGAAACAAAATCAATGGTTGCCAAATTGATGGCAGAAGAGAACTTAGATGTTCAACATGGTAATTATCAAACCGCCATGTTTGATCTGAAAAATAGAACTCTTCTTCTTCCAGTATATAAATGGATGGATGGTCCTGTTTATGACTTGATGTGTTCACATGAAGTTGGTCATGCGAGATATACCCCTGAAGATGGATGGCACCAAGCTCCTTGTGATAGAGGTAAGGGATATAGGTCTTTTATCAATATTGTAGAAGATGCCCGTATTGAAAAGAAGATTAAGAGAAAATTTCCTGGAGCAGGAAAACAAATGATTCAAGGATATGGGAAACTCCTTCAAGAAAATTTTTTTGGTATTCATGGGTATGATATTGATACATTGCCTTTGATTGATAAAATTAATCTTCATACCAAACTTGGTTCCGCATTGAATATACAATTTTCAGAAGAAGAACGTGAATATGTTAGAATGGTAGAAGAAACCGAAACATTTGAAGAAGTTTTGGAAGCTGTTGAGGCTCTTTGGAATTATGCGAAATCCAATGAATCTGAAACTGATAAGCATCAAGAATATAGTCAAATGTCAGAAGAAATGGAATCTAATGAAGAACCATTAATGACTCCACCCGAAGATGATGGCGGAGAAGAAAATGATGAATCAAATAGTGAAGAATCAGATTGTGATTCTCCTGTAGATAATTGTGAAAATTCTGAAAAAGAAGATGAAGAAAAAGAAGAAAATGGATCAAGTGATTCCGATTCTGAATCAGAAGAAGAAAAAGAAAAATCAAAAGAAACTAAAATGTCATCTGGATTAGAAGGTGGAACTGGTCATCCTGGAGATGAATTTGAACCTTCTTCTTTTACTGATAATGAATGGCAGAAGCGTCAAGATGATTTGTTAGAAAATACTGAAGACAATGAAAAGACATCTTATCTTTATTTGGAAGCAGCAAAAGCTAATTTAGATCATTTTGTTGTTGATTACAAAAGAGTTTTTAAAGACATCGAAGAAGTAACTGCGAAGAGTGGCGGTTCTTGGGGATATGGAGAAGAATATGATGAGTATGAAAGAAGTGGTGGTTCGAAAGCCGGACTTGGTTGGGGAGTAACTTCCGGCCCTACTTTTGATATTTTTAATGACCTTTGGTCTGAATTTAGAAAAAAACATCAGAAAGTTATTAATTATTTGGCAAAAGAATTTGAAATGAAGAAAGCGGCAACTCAGCATTCCCGCTCTCTTACAGCGAAGACGGGAGTTATTGATTCTGGAACTTTGTTTAAGTATCGCTATAGTGAAGATATTTTTAAGAAGATGACAGTAGTTCCTGATGGAAAAAGTCATGGACTACTTCTTTTCATTGATTGGTCTGGTTCTATGCATCAGAACATTTTTGAAACTGTTGAACAATGTTTAGTTCTTGCGGCATTTTGTGAAAAGGTTCAGATTTCTTTTGAAGTTTATGCATTTACTGATAGTTCTTCTATGGCTTTTAATAAAAATTTAAAAGATGAAAGATGGGAAGATAAAATTCGTAATGCTGGAGAAAATGTACAATCTATTGGAAATTTTAGACTTTTAAATCTTCTTTCAAGTCGAATGAATAAGAGAGAATTTCAAAAAGGTGCAAAATATTTTCTTGGTCTCGGCCATTCTATTGTATATCGTTATTCATATTCAAGAGAAAAAAAGTGGTTGCAAACTCCTGAAGGTTATCATCTTGGAGGAACACCATTAGACGAAGCAATTTTGACTTCATTAACAATTGTTCCAGAATTTAAAAAGCGTACGGGAGCGGAGATTGTCAATACTGTATATTTGACTGATGGAGAATCTCGTAGATGTAATAGTCGTCTTATTCGAGAAGAAAAAGATATGTCCCTCGTGTCTGTGAATTTTTATCCATTAAAACCAAAGGAAAAGCATTATGGTAGTGGAGCAAGAGTTTTTATAAAATGTGCGAATGGAAAACAAGTAGATATTGGTTCAGGAAGAACTTCTGATTATTTGAATCTTCTTCGAGAAGCAACTGGAGTTAATGTAATTGGATTCTTTTTGGCAGACCGTAAGTGGTTTAAGCAGCGTGGAAGATATCAATTTGAATGGGATGCGATGCAGAACATGGAAAAAGAATGGAAAAAGAATGGAAGTATCGCGATGAAAAATGATTCAGGATATGATGAGAGATATTACATCAATACTAATAAGATGTCAGATGTTGAAGATGCAAATCTGGATAATTTAACCGCAGAATCTTCTAAAGGACAAATTAGAACTGCGTTTAAGAAGATGGTTGGTGGGAAGCTGACCAATCGAGTCATTTTAAATAAAATGATTGATATGATTGCGGCATAAAAAACTTGACATTGTGCCTGAAACCTGGTATAATATAAGTATAATTGAGATTGAGTAGAGAAAGTTAACCAATATATAATGAGGATATGATGAATACATATAAAGACCACCAAATAGAATTTTTTAAGAAGGCTCAAGAAAAATATGGAAGGAATGTACTTTCCAAAGTTGAGGCTCTTGAACTTTCAAAAGAGATGGGTCGAAAAACAGCAACATGGTTTGTAAATCCAAACTATCGAGTTGCTAGGAATCAGTTTCAGGTTCCAAATTTTGATGGGCCGAGTTTGGCTCAAGTTGTTCCAATAACCCCTGAGGTAACATTGGAACCTGTACCAGTTAATGTTGAGAAAAAAGTTGTGATTGATAACACTCCAATTTATGTTCCTGAAAAAGATCCAAATTATGTAAAATTTGGATTTTATAAGAACCTTGCAAGAATTGTCAAATCTGGAAAATTTTATCCGGTTTGGGTTCAAGGACTTTCTGGAAATGGTAAAACCTTAATGGTTGAGCAAGTTTCAGCAGAATTGAAAAGAGAACTTTTCAGAATTAATATCACTTCTGAAACTGATGAAGATGATTTACTTGGGCATTATACTTTAGTGAATGGTGAAACTGTTTGGGAAGATGGTCCTGTAGTAAAAGCAATGGAACGTGGTGCGGTATTACTTTTGGATGAGATTGATTATGCGACTATGAAGATTGCATGTATTCAACCTGTACTTGAGGGTAAAGGCGTTTATTTGAAAAAAGTAAATCGCTGGGTAAAACCTTCACACGGATTTACTGTTGTAGCAACTGCCAATACTAAAGGTAAGGGAAGTGAAGATGGAAGATTCATTGGAACCAACATTATGAATGAGGCGTTTCTTGAGCGTTTTCCAATCACAGTTGAACAGGAATATCCTTCAATCGCTATTGAGAAAAATATTGTCAATAAACTTTTGAGTTCACTTGGATGTCCTGATCAAGATTTTGCGAACAAACTTGTAAATTGGTCTGATATTATTCGTAAGACCTTTTATGATGGTGGATGTGATGAAATTATCGCAACACGACGTCTGGCACATATTTGTCAAGCGTATTCGATTTTTGGTGACCGGTTACAGTCTATTGATCTTTGTATTAATAGATTTGATGATGAAACAAAAGTATCATTTAGAGATCTTTATACTAAAGTCGATGCTGATGTATCAGCGGAACCCGAAAGAGATCTTTCTGAATCTGACCATGACAATATTTCAGCAGAAGATGATAATCTGAAAGCATGGTAATAAATAAAGAGTGATAAGTTAAATTGTCACTCTTTTTAATGCTCAAGTGAAAGTGGCCTATGGAAATAAAAATACAAGTTGAAGAGTTAAGAAAAAAGCGCGTCTTTGTAGCAACTCCTATGTATGGTGGAATGTGTTCAGGAATGTACACAAGGTCTGCCATAGATACTGTCACGCTTGCTACAAAATATGGTATGGATTTAAAGTTTTTTTATTTGTTTAATGAATCTTTAGTTACCAGAGCAAGAAATTATCTAGTTGATGAATTTTTGAGAGCTGAACAATATACACATTTAATGTTTATTGATTCTGATATCGCTTTTAATCCTGAAGATTTAATTTCTCTTGCAGTTTTATGTGATGGAAAAGAAAAATCAATTGTTGGCGGGCCATATCCTAAAAAAACAATTGCTTGGGAGAAAGTTCGTAACGCAGTTGATAGAGGTTTGGGTGATGCGACCCCAATGGACTTAGAAAAATATACAGGAGATTTCGTATTTAATCCTGCAGGAACTACCAAAGATGGAAAGATAAAATTAGATGAACCATTAGAAGTTTTGGAAGTTGGAACAGGATTTATGATGATACATCGTTCTGTATTTGAAAAATATAGAAAGGCTTATCCAGAACTTAGTTATAAACCAGATCATAATAGAACAGAACATTTTTCAGGAGATAGATATATTCATGCATATTTTGATACTATCATAGATAATGATCAATGGATGCCTGGAGGTAGTTCAAATAAAACAGATCGCTATCTTTCAGAAGATTATATGTTTTGTCAAATGGTTAGAAAGATAGGTATATCAACTTGGTTATGCCCTTGGATGGAAATACAGCATGTTGGACATTATGTTTTTCATGGTACAATGAAAGATCTTGGAAAATTACAATATGCTTCTCATGGAATGGATTTAGAAACCAGACCATTTCATGAAGAAAGAAAAGAGAAACTTGGTAAACTGTCAAATAAAAATAGAAAAAAATCTCCCAAAAGGAGAATAAAATAAATTATAACTTGACATATTAGAAATCTAATGATAGAATATAAGTTTAAACAATAATTTAATAGGATGAAATATTATGGAATTATCTACTGAAACACAAAACATATTAAAGAATTTTTCTGAGATTAATCAATCTCTTGCATTTAAACAAGGAAAAACTCTTAAAACAGTCTCCCCTCAAAAAAATATTCTCGCACAAGCAGAAGTTACTGAAGAATTTCCTAAAGATTTCGCTGTTTATGAATTGAATAAGTTTCTTGGAACTTTAGCAATGTTCAATAAAGCGACTTTTGATTTTAATTCTGATCATGTTAAAATAATTGAGGGTAACAAGAGAGTGAGGTACGTATATGCTGATCCATCAATGTTTGTAGCCCCACCTGAAAAACAGATTGAATTTCCGGAAGCTGAAATCAAATTTACCTTAACTCAAGTTGATTTAGATTCTCTTATGAGAGCGTCTGCAGTTTTACATCTTCCTGAAGTTGGTGTGATTGGAAATGGTTCTAAAATGGAACTTACTGTAATGGATGTTAACAATTCTTCAACGGATGAGTTGGGAATTGAAGTTGGTACGACAGATAAAACTTTTCAAGTTGTTTTCAAACATGAAAACATAAAATTAATGAGAGATGATTATGATGTTCAAATCTCTTCAAGAGGTATTGCACATTTTAAAGCAAAGGGAGTAAATATTCAGTATTGGATTGCTACTGAATCTTCTTCAAAATTTAATTAGGAGGCATCGTGGCTGCAAAGAAAAAGAAAAAGACACAAAAACAAACCAAACTTTTTAATATAGTTTTTAGAAGAGTTGGAACAAAAATGACGTTAACTAGAGTATTTAAAACAAAAAAAGAAGCTACTGCTGAAGCTGAAATTGTGAAAGAAAATAAAACGTTAGAATTTATAGAAATTACTGAAACAAAAGTTGGTAAATGAATAAAGATATTCTTTGGGTAGAAAAATACCGTCCTCAGAAAATACAAGACTGTATTCTCCCCAATGGCATTAAAACTTCTTTACAAGAATTTGTGGATAATAATCATGTGCCAAATCTTTTGCTTTCTGGTGGAGCAGGAGTTGGTAAAACAACTTCCGCAATTGCATTATGTAGAGAAACTGAATCTGATTATATTATTATTAATGGTTCTGAAGAATCTGGAATTGATCTT